ATCATCTTCTTCGGACATAGCTTGACCGGTCATATCACCTTCAACTTCGTCCATCATGCCGCCAACGTCAGATTCATCCATATCGTCATTTGTTTCCTGAACGCTTACGGTGTAACCTTCTTCTAATTCTTCATCCATCATTGATTCATATATTTCGCGGCTTTTTTCAACTACGATATCATGAAACAATGCTTTAGCTTGTTCTTCATTCTCATTGATAATTAAATCAATAAGTTGTTCAAATTTTCTATTATCCATTGTTTGTTCTCCTATAAGAATGGCTTTGTAAGATTATTTAGTACGTGGGTACTAAAATGTCTTAATAACTACTGTTTTTTTACGTTTTTGTCTGAGATAAGAGATTTTTGTGTAAAATCTATTACATTCCCGGTGCCGCAGGCTCTGCAACCGGTTTATATTGTTTGCGTACTTTTTTAAGATTTTGCGTTCTTTCATAGTCACGTACTTCACGCATTTTACGTAACTTTCTTATTTGACGTAAGGTAAGTTTAGTCTTACGGCTTTCTTTCCACTTAGGTTTGCTGTTATCATCCTTTTCGTCTTGATAACCCTGTATAGCTGGATCGAACATTTCAAATAATTTCATACAATTATTTATCTTACATTGTTGGTGCACCTGCCGGTGCGCCTGCACCGCCTGGCGGCATTGCTTCAGGACCTGCTACACCAGGAGCGGCATTAGGATCCATTTGGTCTGGGCTTGATTCTGTTTCAGCCGCATCTTCTTCATCAGTATCCAAATCGCTTGCGCTGATACCGATACTACGTAAGTCGCTACCTTTAACTTCAGTTTCTGCTGGCTCCTCACGCTCCTCTTCCCACATTTCTTCGTTTTCTTTGATTTCTTCTTCACTCATACCTAAGAAACGCTTCATTGCAAAACGCTTACTGATATATGGAAGTGCTTCGACAGCTTGGAATGTCGCAACACGTGCAGTGTCTATCTCACTTTGACGATAAGCCGCAAAGTTTTGTGGTTCATTGAATTTAATATCAAACAGACTTGATTCAAGATTGAATCCTCTCCAACGTAAGAATAGTTTGAATTCTTCATCTAGCTTCTTACTGATATAATTCTGTAAACGCTTGCAATATTCATTAAATCTAAACTCTTGAATCATTGCTGTTCCAACACGTCCATCATTCAATGGAGTTTGTCCATCATCAGGTCCTGTTGGTAAGTAACTACTTGGTACACGTAATCCACGTGCTAGTCTGTTATTGAAGTATTTCAAGTCATCAATTTCACCAAGATTCTGTCCACCTTGTAGCATAGTAACATCACTACCACGTCCGTCTGCTGTTACAGGAAAAAAGTAATCTTCGTTGATACTTAATGGGTTATAGCTAGCATCCATAATGCTAGTTCCACCTTGAGTACTTGGGATACGTCTTTGATGAATTTCATTCTTAATACGGTCAACGAATGCCATAGCCATGTGACTTGGCATGTTACCAACGTCAATCTTAAAAACTCTACGCTCTGGCGCACGACTTATGCGATAGATAAGAATTGCATCTTCAAGCAATTCTTTTTGCTTGTAGACTTTAAAAATGTTTTCTAATATACTTTGTCCAAACGGCCAGAAGCGGTCTAGACCTTCTGTTAAACTCAAATGCACAATATGTTTAGCATCAATAGCTGATTCATTTAGTCCCAAAACAAAACGACTACCAGCAGTGTTGCCCGGCTGACTTGGAACTGAGTAGCCGCCTGAGCTACCACCGCCACCTGTGCCACCAAAGCCTGTTGCAGGATTAGTTGCAAAGTCAGTTGATACTTTCTGTGCTACTGTTAAGTTTTGTAAGTTGATATTGATATCTTTAAGAACATATTGTTCTGGAAGCTTACCTTCACTCTCGTTAACAATGACTTTCGTTACTTTAGTCATGTCAACCCAATATAACTTGAAGTTTTCTGGATCACGTAGAAAAACCTGATCCCCGTATTTGATTGCGTTTCTAAAGATTTTAAACGCCCTAGTGTCAAATTCGTTTAATTTGCACCATTGTTGTAACTGTTTTGTGATGATATCAACTTCATGGGGAGTTGGATCTTCTTTATATTCTACGTTGAATGGCGTGTTATTATGTTCATTTTTCTGTGTACTGAATTCAGCAATAATATCTAAACATGCATTAACTTCTGCGTCAACGTCCATCATTTCATATTGATTATAACGCTCAATACGATTTGGGTGCCCAGTGTATACTTCCGGTAAACGACTTTGATAGTTCTTGTAACCAAAGTCATTATTATTGTAGCCACCATCGGATGTGCCACCGCCGTTCCAACTACCCTTATTACTGTTACTTCCAGAAATAGGACTAAGAACGCCGTTTGGGTTAGGATCGGAGAAACGCTTTTTATATGCCATGTTGTATTTAGCTTTTTAAGCTGCCATGTATGTTTTTATGCTATGCTGTAATAAATTGCTTTTATCCATACTAGCAATAAGTTCGTCAAATTGACTGTCTATTTTATCTAATAAATCTAAATCTAAGTCATCTTGCTTATCCATAGTAGGTTTTGGCTTTACTGGTTGCATAGTAGCTTTAGGTTTAATAGTATCCTTAATATCAGAAAATGTGTTTTCTTTAAAGTCAGGTGGCAAATTAATAGGTATAGTTCCATTGAATAACTCAATCAATGCTTCACGCCCGTGCATTTCAATCTCTTTACCTTGAATCAAACTCTTACCAAACTTAGCTTTTTCAATGTGAACTGGATCATTTCTATATGGTCTTTTTAATCCCATACGCTGTAATAATCCACGTCCTTCCATCCAATCTAGTTGGTCTTTACTAATATCAATAGCAGTAGAGCCCATGTGAGGAGTCTCTTTAACATCAGGATTTGCAGGAGTATTTACCATACCATGTCCAGGAACATTTACTGCAGGATTACTAGAACTTCCGCCTGCTTTAACCCATCCTTGATACAACGCTTTTTGTTCATCATATGAACGGAAAGATGATGATAAGGATAACTTTTGATTAGTTTGCTTAAAATATTCCTGTGCAAGCAATGTTACATTTTTAGCAAGAGCTGGATTTCTACTAGAGAAAACTGCCCAGTGTTGTTCATCCCCTGAGCCTGGATTAAACTGTATGTATTTCTTAGCATCACCTAAGTCAGTTTTCATTACGTTTTCAAAAAGCTTTTGTTTATCAACTTGCTCTTGTTCTTTTCTTTCTTCCCATTGTGCGGCAGTAGCCGAAGTAGTAGCGGCTGTATAATGTGCACCAATAGTACGTGAACGTTCTTCTAATTGATAACGTTGACTTTCTAATTGTTCTACGGTCATTCCACTGTCTTTTAGTTTACGTTGTTCTTGTAGTTCAGCAGATTCTGCTTGTTTAGCATTCTGCATTGTTTTACGTGCAGATTCTATTTGAGCAGGTGCGGCATGTGTATCACTTAATCTGTTAAATTCTGCCTCAGCAGCCTTTGATTTATCAGCTAATTCTTTACTTCTTTTTTCTGGATTTTTGATTCTTTCAATATTAGTATTGATATTTGCAAGTTGGGCTTGAGCCTTATCCTTCATTTTACCAAGCTGACCTTGATCTCCTACTACCATCATAATTTTTTCAAGCCCAGCATCATATTTTCCACCATTGATACCAGCTGCAAATTCAGCTAAATAAAAGGCAGTTCTTTTCACAGTATCTGTCAACGCTTTAAATGTAATTAATGCCGGAACTCTCATCTTAGCGTTAATTTCATCTTTAATAAAACCAACATCTCTTTCTGCATTAATCATTGCATTCACCGAATCTATTTTTGCATCACCTTTTTTTGCATTCTGTTCTATCAATGTCTTTGCATCAGCCTCAGATTTTACGGTTGACAATCTTTCAGTTTCCATCAATACTTTACCATTGATGCCCGTTGCATTTTGTAATTCTTTTGATACTGATAAAACTTGTTTGTTTTTATTAATGTAATTTTGATATTCTACTGCTACTGCTCTAGCTGCCTCAGCACCAGTCATTCGTCCTTCTTCAACATCTTTTGCTATTGTGGCTGCTTTGTCTCCCATGACGAGCATCATCTTTTTGCCTTCTACAGTCGTAGCTGAACCATTTGCAATAAAATCAGCCATACCCTTTTTAAGTTCAGGACTGACTCCATCTAATAATACCATAGTTTTTGATAGTTCGTCTGCGCCTTTGCTATTACCGCTTTTAATTAGCTCTCTCATCTTTATCTGATATGATGCATCAGTTTTCAATGCTGCCAATCTAGCCGCTACTTGGTCTTTGTTCTCACCAGTTAATATGCTCATTGTTGTTAGTGTATCAACATAAGCTAATGTGCTTTTTCTTAAACTTGTATCATCTTCACTTAGTTTAACTCCATACCCAGTTAAAAACTTAACACCCTCTGCTTGGTATCTCATTAAGTTTTCTGGATTAAGACCTTGTTTTAAGTATTTTAATTGGTCAGCTCTATTATCAAATACTTTAGATAATCTTTCTACTGCTTTACCTGTATTAGGTGCCAAGTATGTTAATGATTCTCCCACCGAATTAAAAGTTTCCATTAACTTATGTGCTTTATCAATCGGATATCCTGATTTTTTAGCCATATCCACAAGATCGGTTGTGGTTTTAGTTGCTGATACTCCTATCCCAGCAACACTGTCCTGTAACTTTAATGCTGTATCAACTGACTTGAATACACCACCTACTAACGAATCTGCTATTTTTAGTATTCCGTTAACAGCAGTCATTAAATCTTTTGCATTTCCCTTGCCAGTGCTACCTATTGAATTTGTAAGACTACTAAAACTACTTAATATACCAAAGTTCCAGTTACTAACTGTATCACTAGAGGATTCTATGGCATTTAATGTATTACCTGTTAATCTTGATAAATCTTTGAGTGTTGCTTTACCTAATTTTTGTACAACTTTTGCAAAATCACCTGCATTGGATGTAAAATTTTGTGCGCTACTACTAGCTGAATCTGTTGCATTTGACATAGTTATCCTCTAGCGTGATCCAATAATTCTGTTTGTAAATTATTGTTTAATCTAATTCGGTCTAACAAAGTATCTAATTTGTCAGTTATTGATTCTAAAGCATTTGACGATTTTCTATTATTGGGAGTAGAATTGAATTCTGTTATTGGATTAGTTTCTTCATCATTTTGTTTAAAAATATTAACTATTTCAGACATCATGTCGGATAACTGAGTTGTATCAGTTAACGGATTACTTTTATTACCTGTTAAATCTGCTGGCATAGATGCCATACTCATGTCATTCTTAAACGACACTGGAATAGTGTCACCGCTAGGTAATGGAACTACTGCAAAGTCTTTTCCTTTAGGTAGTTGTTTTCTATATCCAGTCATAGGACCATTATAAACACCACCGCCGGTTAGTTTTTCAGATGCATTATTAAATCCAGGACCAGTTGTACCACCAAATTTAAATTCGGGTGCCGGTGCATCTGGATTTACAGTAGATGTTGCATTTTTAGCTTGTTTAGGATTAAGCTTAGTATTTCGTGTAGATGGTTTAGGCGGTGTAGTAGTAGCAGGATTAGTTGTTGGTTGTACTGCAGGTATTTGTTGTAACGGTTTCATACCTCTGTTTGCGGCTTCATCTTGCCAAAACTTCAAATCTGCTCTTATTTTTTCAAGCTCACCTTTCATGGTATCTATTGCTAATTTTGTTCCGCCAGGTAAATTAGCTGAAGGTAATTTACTTGCTTCATCAATTTGTTTTTGCTTTTCCTCTAATCTATGCAAAAACATTATTTGTTTGTCATTAACCGCATCACTATCAGTCATTGATGTAAGCAAATCAGTGAAATCTAGACCCAGCATCTTAGCCATAGGGCTTTGCATGAATCCAACAGCAAGTTTTCTTACCGTATCCATTAACCATTTAAATGCATCCATAACTAACGGATCAATTAATTTCAAAAGTTCATCCATCATTTTAGCAAACTGATCGGTTGTATTCTTTACTGTATTTGCAAATCCTACATATGGATCAATATGCTTACTCTTATCTTCAATCGCTTGGCGTGTGGCATCTAAAGTACCTTCAACATAACTTTTAGCAGTGTTTTCAATTGTCTTAGTGGTCAGACCCATCATGTCTCTGGTTTCACCACTAGCTTTCAATGCGGCTCCCATGCTTTGTAGCATAGCATCGCCACTTTGATTTAATTTATTAATGAAATCTTCTGGACTTAATTTACCACTCTTAAACTCATTTGTCCATTCAACAAATTTACCTTGTGTTCTAGTAGATAATGCAATTGCCTCACTTGTTACTGCGGCACCATTTGCATATACACTCATAAAAGCTTTTTTAGCAGTCTCATCAACGTTTGAACCAATAAGAGTTGACATGTTTTGAACCAACTCACGTTGCTTCTTACCAGCTTCATCGTCTCCTAATTGGCGTAATGATACATTGAATGCAAAATCTTCTAAATCTTTTTCTCTAGATGCTTTTACTGCTTCTGCTGATTCACCAGTTAATGCACTTAGCATTGACAAATTTTTAGTATAATCTAATGATTGTTTAACTAATACATTATCAACTTGTTTTCTACCAAGACCTAATGCACCTTGCTCTTTCATAAAAGCGGCTTGTGCGCTTACTAGTTTTTCTTGACTAAAACCTAAGTTAGCAAATTCGTTACGTGTTTTTTGTTGGTCAGCTTGAATGTCTGTATTGAAACTTGCTAACTGGGCAAATTTCTTTATACCATCACCTGACGTTTGTCCTAACTTAGTTAAGTTATTACCAAGACTTTCAACAGTCTTGACCATGATTTGGGATTGACCATTAAAGGTATTAAACCCAGCATCATTGAACATGTTTTCAAGTTCACCAGAAGTGAATTGTGCGGCAGCCCCTAGTTCACCCAACTTATTAAAGTTAGCTACAATTTTATCAGTTTGTTTTAAATCAGCTTGTACTAAAGCAGAGAATGCTTTAACTGCTAGACCAATAACTGTTCCGAAAAAAGGAATTGTGCTGGCAAGTGCGGCTAACCCATCACCAGCAGCATTGATAGCACCATTATATTTTGACAAACTATCATCATTTTGAGATAAAGTTTTTCCAAAATGTATAGCACTTTGTGCTAATGACCTAAACCCTGCTTCTGCTTGTGCTACTGAAGCGTCTATGGACTTACTACCATCTTTTAAATCATCAGTAACACTGCCCATGCGTGAGGCAGCAGCCTGAGTGGAGTCACCAAACGACCTAGCGCCAGCTTCTAATCGTTGTTCTGCTTCTTCAACTCTACGTTGTGCTTCTTCTTCTGGATTTGTTGCCATGTGTTTTTTGACCAATAAATATTATCTAATTGTATTTAGTGTATAAAAACTACCATTTTAGGAGAAATAATGAGTTTAGAAAACAACCCCTTAAAGCAATATTTCCGTCGCCCGGGGATTTACTTGAAATTACCCAGCGGTGGATTGGGATATGAACCTGGTGTGATTGACTTCCCAGAGTCTGGAGATTTACCGGTATACCCAATGACTGCTATTGACGAAATTACTAGTAAGACTCCTGACTCTTTGTATAACGGAAGCGCAGTTGTAGATATCATTACTAGTTGTATCCCTGCTATCAAACAACCATGGAAAATCACCTCAATTGATTTGGATGCTATTTTAGTTGCTATCAAAATTGCAACCAATGGTACTGAAATGGAGATTGAAACTACATGCGGAGAATGTGAAGAAACGTCAAAGTTTGGTGTCAATTTAAGTATGGTATTGCATAACTTTAGACCCGGAGACTATGAAAGTGGTTTAGTAATAGACCAGTTAAAAATTAAGTTTAGACCATTAGATTACAAATCATTGGCAGCAAGTAGCATCAAGCAATTTGAAATACAAAAGAGCATTATTTTAGTTAACAGCATGATTGATGGTCCTGAAAAGGAAGCAAAATCTAATGAAATACTAAAAACAATAACTGACTCAACCGTAGAAATCTTAGTAGATACAATTGATTGCGTAATAACTCCAGAATCAATTGTTAATGATAGAATGTTCATTATGGATTTCATAAAGAATACAGATAAGAAAACGTTTGAAGCAATCAGAGACCATAGTGTAAAATTACGTGAAAGCACACAGACGCAACCCTTACATATTACTTGTACACAGTGCAAGCATGAATATGACCAACCCTTCACATTAAACATAAGTGATTTTTTCGCTTAAGGCTTCTATACCTTGACCCCGAAGGTATTGAGAAGCTGATTAACGGTTTGGATAGGGATATAAAGGCTATTAAAAAGAACTCTGTACGTATAGCCTGGTATATGCGTGGGGCTTTGACCTATGAGGATGTATTGAATCTTAGCCCAGATGAATTAAAATCAGTTAATGAAATCATTGAGGAAAACTTAGAGACTACTAAGAAAACACAAATGCCATTCTTCTAATCCATGGTATGTCATTTGATATTCTTAGGGTTATTATTGTGTTCATTCATTGGGAGATGAACGCAGTTCATCTAAGTACTCGCTATCGCTCGTCCTTATTTGTTTTACGGTCTTTAAGTTTAATTAATTGTAATTTGTTTATTTGTATTTAGGACTATATTGCCGCTTTGAAGCCATGGTAGTGCTATTCAGCACTACCAATGGTAAAGGTATGTTTGCCATGCCCGTCATCCATAGTCATCTCTTCCCCGAATAATCGACTCTTTTCTGTCACTATTCGCCACCGGTTGCTCTGTAGGGTTTGTGGGACTGTAGTTGAAGCTATTAGGTTCTGCCTAATTCTTCAGCAACGCATGTTACATATTCGCAAGATAAAGTAAAATATGTACTCATTGAAGGTTCGCTTTTCCGATTGCCTTCTCGGTGTTCCGTACCATTACTGATACGCATACTCCAGAATCCGACGGCACAGCACAATCTGTACAATCTCAAGGAGGACTTGCAACCAAGCCTACGAATTTTTAAATGTTAATAGTAAGTGTGGACTTTGTGTCTGTAGTTTCAATTGACTTTGTGTCTGCTGAATATGTTTGTACTAATATGGTATTGTGTTTAAAGAATGAATCGAATTCCATGATATACCAATCACCAAACTTCTCGCTTCCGTAAAAGAAAAAAGTATCAGTGATCCATGTTAGCTTGCATTGCACAGCAACATAACGACCCTTACGATTAAACTTCATAAAAAGAATATTTAAATCGTCTGGATCGGCTACATCAAGTAGTTGTTCTAACCAAGAATCCAATATTTTGTGTTCACCTGATAATAATAAGTGAAAAGGAAAATCAGCGTAAAACTTACATTCTACGTTCATCTTCGGAAAACTTTGTCCGGGTACAATATCACCCTTGAAGCTACGAATCTGACCCTCATGTAGAATCTGTGTTCTAGACTGATTCTTGCCACCAACGTAAGCGCCGGAACCAGGAGCACGAATAAAGCTTTCGCCGTATTTCTCGCTTAAATATTTTGCGATTTCTCGCTCGAATCCTGATCCTTTGTTTTTACTCGGTGATGGCATAGACATATACTTATCTATTATCTGCGACTTTCAAATATTCTTCTATGGTTATGAATTTTTGCGGTCCCAATACACTTTCTAGCTTGGAAATATCAGCTTTTGTGTATGTTTGGTAGCTACGCTTTAGATTTTCGGGTATAGCAATGTATTGATGGTCAGTTGAAATTAAATCTGCAACTTGCTCAAAACTGTATACATTTCCTGTACCTACGTTATAAATCCCTGATTTTTTAACACTTTTAATGAATTCAACATGTATTCTACATACGTCAGTCACACAGATAAAATCTCTAAAATACTGACTTGAACCATGAAAAAGGTTAATAAAACCTTGGTCTTGTAACTGTTTTTTGAATTGTGTTACTGGACTAGCTTGGGTGCCCTTGTGTTCTTCGTGGTCACCGTAGACATTGAAATATCTAAAACAATGCAGTATGTTGCCACCTGTATGTTCACGTACCCTACGTTCAGATAGGTACTTACTCCAAGCATAGGGTGTGATAGGATCAAGTTTAGATTCTTCGTTAAATTCACTATTCAATCCATATAAACTAGCACTGCTAGCAAACTGTAGATTGACTCCAAATGTTTTACAGTCACGGATTAACAACTTAGTAAAATCTGTGTTCTGTTTTAAAACTTTTTCAATGTCACGTTCGGTTGTACTAGATATCGCACCTAGATGAATAACCCAGTCATAACCAAACACACCGTGATAAGTCTCGCCCCACTCGTAAGTATCAATTTCCCAATCTGTATTATCGTGTAGGTATTGAACCATGTTCTGTCCAATAAACCCTTTGTATCCTGTAACTAATATCTTCATTCTACCTCTACTGCTGTGCTATATGTTGTGAAACCGTTTTCTTTTACTACCTTTAAGACACTGGGCACACGCCCTGCTAATTCTTCACGGTGAGAAACAAGCCAAATAGACTTATGCCGTCTACGTGACATGTCCTTAAGAATAGCAATAGCGTTTTCAACACCCATTGTGTCTAGCCCACTGTCAATCAATTCGTCAATGAACAGTGTATTGATTGGTGCATATAAATTCTCCCATACATCACGGAAAGCAAAACTCAATCCCAATATCAAACGATTACGTTCACCACGACTTAAATTATCAAAGTCAAGTTCACGACCCAACTCTGTAATCTCAACTGTTAAATCATTTTGAAAGATAACCTGATGAGGCAAACCAATCTTATCTAAGTAATGTGTCAAACGACTATTCAAGTATGACAGATTCTGGTCAATGATTTTCTTACGTACAAAACTATCTTTGCTAGTTAAAATATCTAACAAGAACTTTTGATGTTCCATAGTCTTTGTTAGTTTATTGATTGCTTCAAAGTCAATTGCTTGTAACGCATTAGATTCCATCTCTGTAACTTGTTCAGCATATGGATCAGATTCAGCAGCCTTAGTTTCAATTTGTTGTAATAACCCTGATACTTTACTACGATGTTCAATGGCTTGTGCTTCTGTATCATAATGAGTAACTGGCATAGGACCCACTTCAACTGACGTAAGTTCTGCTAGTTGTTCAGCATATGGATCAACTTCTTTTTCTTTCTCAAGTATCTTTATGCGAATGTTTTCTGCATCACTACCATGACGAATTGCTTCTGCTTCTGTCTTGTAATGTGTCTTAGGCTTATCTCCCAATACAATGTCTTTGTCATTCAATTCTTTTAATTGATTTAACAATGTAGTGACATGAAACTGTGCATCTTCTAGCATCTTTTCTTTATCTGCTAACACCTTAGCATGTTGTTCATCATGGAAATCTTGTCCACACGCATAGCATTGATGCGCTAACAACTTTAAGATTTCAACATTTAACTTTTCAATTAACTTGTTTTCTTTGTCAATATCCTTGTTGATTCGTGCAACTTCTTTATCTCTATCTGCAATTTCTTTTGACTTGTTGTTATACTCAACCAAAGCACGATGTGCTAATATTTCTTGTACAATATCAATTCTGGTTAGTTTCTCTGTTTGATTTAATAAGTCATTGATATCTTTGTCTTGCTTTTGCTTCCAGGCAGTTTGTCTAGCCAACAATGCATTATATGTGTCTTGTTGTTTCTTCTTTTGATTCCAGATAACTAACTCTTTGTGTGCTAATAATTCACTATCAATATCAATCTGTGATAGTTCATCATACTGTGCAACTAGGTAAGCTAAGTCACTTTCATGTTTCTTTTGCCAAAGCCCTTGTCTGCGTATTAAACTTTCAATTTGTTCTTTAACTCGCTTATTGGCTTCTTCAATCGCTTTGACTTTGAATTCTTCACTTTGAATACCGTCTTTAGTTTCTTTTAACAAAACTTTGATTGTCTCTGCTTTTTCGGACAGTAATGTAATACCCAACAACTGTTCAATGATTTCACGTTGTTCGTTATTCTTTAATGCTAGGAATGGTTCTGAATATGTATTCAATGCTACGATATGACGGAACATGCTACTAGACATGCACAATATCTTTTCAATAGCTGCCTGTGTTTCTTTGTTCTCACCCTGTGCGTCATCCGAACCTTTTTGTAAATCGTTATTTACATAAAAGCGCAAGATATTGGGCTTACGACCACGTTCAATCTTATAGTCAATACCGGCTACACTAAACTCAAGTGTAACTAACATACCCTTTCCATTTGTACGATTAACTAAATTATCTTTTCTAATTGAGTTAATGGGTACACCGAACAATGCATATGATAGACCTTGAATAAGACTAGTCTTACCTGTACCATTACGAGCACCGTCACCACCCAAGTCTAAGTTCTCACCTAGAATAAGTGTTAAATCTTGTCGGTTAAAGTCAACTGCTTGCGTGACTTGACCAATTGATAAAAAGTTTCGTAATGTGATATTCTTTAATAAAATCATAGGTTATTGTAAATCTCTAATAGGATTCGTTTATCAAATGTGTTTGATTCAATGCTGTTAATCTGGTCAATAACGATTTGGTCTACACTTTCAAACTTAAGACCATCAAAGCCTTGTTGTTCTGCTTGTTCAACCTTCATAGGTATCAATGCCATTTCACGTAGTTTATGTTCTGGTATCATGGTTTCACGTATGAAGTTTGCTTCTTCATAGCTAATGTCAATGTCAAGATGTACTCTAACATGACTGTCAATTAATAGCAACCCCTCAGGGTTTTCTAAGATATCGCTGAGTTTATGTACTCTGTATAGCGGCTGTCTTGGCCAACTATGAAAGACTGGCTCACTGCCCCATTCCAATATCATCATCCCTCTTGCATCATCACCTGCATCTGCATAGTTATGCGGGAAAGCATTACCGATATACCAAATGTTTTTCTTTGCTTGTCGTTTGTGAAAGTGACCGCTGAATACTTTATCAAAGCCGGTGAAGTGTTCACTGTTAATCTCACCGTGATCGGGCATCTCTACCATAGCATTCATAAAAAAGTTTGGTAACTCAAAATGACCAAACATATATTTGCCTGTAAGTTTTTGAACTTTCTTATAGTCATCTTGTACAAGCCAAGGCGCAATAACAACATCACCCTGAACAAACCAATCATTAACGATTGTCACGTTAGGTAAATGTTTAGCCCATTCAACTGAATGAATGTCTCGCTTGTCTCTATAGTAAAGGTCGTGATTGCCGGGTATAAAGTATACTTGGTCAAATGAAGCACTCAATTTCTCAAGTGCTTGCAATCCAAAAGTCAACGTGTGAATATTAATACTAGCACGATGGTGATTATAGTCACCTAAAAAGAAGCAGGTCTCGCAACCCTCTTCTTTTGCTTTCTTAATAAACCAGTCTACGAAATTAGCACAATCTTGGTTGTGTTGTAAACTGTTGCTCTTTAGTCCAAAGTGAATGTCAGTAAATACTGCGGCTTTTTTGAAAAGGTTAGTCATTCATCGATTATACAATAGTTGGTGCCGCAAAGCAACACCAACGGTTAAATTATTCTTCGTAGACTGTAGAACTAGTTCCAAGACCCTGGCGCGACCAGCTTGGGTTAAGCCCATTCATTTCTAAAATGTCATCACGGATATTTTGATTACGCTTTTCGGAATTCAATACACGACAGAAACTATTAGTGATAGCCGCAGTATAGTAAGCGAATGGGTTTGCTGATTTAGCTTCATTGAAACGTAAACCGACATAGGTTAGTTGTAGAATGGCTGAATTACGCATTTCGTCATTGTATGTGTACCCACGCCAATTAAACTTCATTGCGTATTTTTCACAAAGCATGATGTACATACGGGCAAGCTTGTTAGTGATATTTCCATGATCCTTACCAAACTCACCTGTTTCTAAATCACCTTTCCAATGACTCTTTCCGATAACTCTAAATGTATTTGTGCTATCTAAACGGAAGTGCTGAAACGGCGGGAAGTTGACTTTAACATGTACCATGTCATCAACTTCTTTAGCAGTAGTAGGATCTTCTAAGTCAGCGAAAATCTCATCACCGTCACCCTCATATTCAAAGATATCCTTAGCAGTTTTCTTTTTATCAACTTTACGTGGTTGCTTGGGTGCGACTGGAATATGATCCCAAGTCATTACACGAAATACTAAGTCAGTAGTCGGGATAGTTAATGGATCAGTTGTACCTTTTGGGATACCCTGCTCAACATCCATTCTTTCAGCACGATTTTCACGTGCTAACTGAATATTCTCTGGCTTGTATGCGTACTCTAAGCTTTGGGGAATGCTAGCTTGTGGCATATCCACAATGAAATCATATCTATGGTCGTTTTCACCTAGAAATGTGCAATATGAGTTTTTGCTACTGTGAATCTCTTTTAAAATGTCCTTGTTGTTTAAATAATTTACTGGTTTTTTTGTTGTGATTGTCATAAGTGGTCAAAGTTTCCTTGATAGTATTGTATCAGGTTTGTAGTGAAAAAGCAACTATTTTTATTAGGAAAAGGTAAAAATAGCACTTTTTAGTAGCGATAAATATATTTAGCAAAGGTTTAAACATGGCAACAACATTAGGTGGACAATATATTCCGGCAACAATAAATCCTGGACAAGAAGCATTAGCACAGACACAAGCTAGTGTTTTGAATACGGTGGTTACAAATCCAGTTTCAACTCCCGCACCATTGTCGGATACCGCGGCTAAAATTGGTATCTTTGCCAATCCAACGTATCCTGAGGTTCCGCCTGTATCTGCACCCGCAACAATTGCGCCAGAAACTTATCCAAGAGCAGTTGCCTTTAATCAAGGTGGTACTACAAACACTGGTCAACAGGGACAAAGTACTATTACTGCACCTTCTGAAGGGGAAATTTATCAAGCCAACACTAATTCAAGTGTATTGAGTGCTATTAATGCACGTACGACAGCACAAACTGAGGCAGCAACTACAGGAGAAACTCTTGCACCGAGTAACCCAGACTATGGAAATGAAGGGTATAAATCAAAACCTACTGAAACTGACAATAGCCCACCCGCACCAGTACCAGTGCCCCCTACTCCTGCTAGCACAGACTGGAGAGTAAAACTAACATTAGCTGATAGTGCTTATTTCTTGTACATGGCTGAGTCTCCGGGAATACTTGCACCACTTAGACAAACTAAAGGGGTTATTTTTCCATATACTCCTAGCATCAATATGAGTTATGCTGCCAACTATGATCCGGTAGACGTAACGCACAATAACTATAAAATTTTTCAATATAAAAATAGTAACGTAGGTGATATTTCAATTACTGCCGACTTTACAGCACAGGATACAAATGAGGCAAACTACCTATTAGCAGTGATTCATTTCTTTAGATCCGCTACAAAAATGTTCTATGGTCAAGATACTAATCCACCTAATGGAACTCCCCCGCCTCTGTTATATTTGAGTGGCTATGGTCAGTATCAGTTTGATAAACACCCAGTAGTTATTTCTAGTTTCAGTTATCATCTACCTCAAGACGTTGACTATATTAAGGCAGGTGTATTAACTGGTCCTGCAGCACCTGGATCACCAAATAAAACACAAGATATACCTGCACCCCCTGAAAATATATTTCAAAAAGCAAAATCATTCCTTAGTTCAATGCTAAGATTACAAGGTTCTGGGTTACAAAAAGGTGCAGTAGTAAATAACCCTCAGTTTAAAACAAATCAAATTGCAACACCCACTTATGTCCCCACTAAGATTAGTTTAACTATCACATTGTTGCCAATGGTATCACGCGGGGACATGAGTCAACGATTCAACTTAAAAGATTATGCAAATGGAAAAATATACAGCGGTACTGCTTCAAAACATAAAGGAATTTGGTAATGGCTTTATATAACTCAAACAGTCCTTACTACAACACAGATGTTGTTAATAGACAATTTTTAGATATAATGATTGATAGACCTATACCTAAAGATCCATTAGATATATACTGGCAAATAACACAAACGTATTCAATGCGCCCTGATTTACTTGCGTATGACTTGTACAATGATGGTGGTTTATGGTGGGTGTTTGCTCAACGTAATCCTAATCGTATTAAAGATCCGTTGTTTGATTTTGTTGCCGGTACATGGATTTTCCTACCACAACTAACAACTTTAAAAACTGCGTTAGGTATATAATATGGCTACGACAGTTACTGAAACTACAACCGGCGGGGAAACAGTCACCGGCGGCGGCGCTACAACTAGAAAAACATTATACGATTCAACCGGATACCCTTCAGGGTTAGTGACAACTACAACACCGTCTGTAACTACTTTTACACCTGCAGAGGTAGTTGATCCTAATAAAACTGCTGAAACTCCTATAGCAAAAACCGATGAAGATGTAGCTAAAGGTTATAAAGTTGAAATTACCGGGATAGGAGAACTCACCCAAGATGATGCGGCACCCCCACCGCAAAATACTGGACATCAGGGACAAAGCACGATTACTGTTGGTGATGCCCCTACTACCACACAAACCCCACCTCCTACTGATCCTACAATACCTAAGCAACAAAAGTCTGCGCCCGGGGCAAGAACATTTAATCCATTATCAATGTTCAGTAGCTATACATATCATATCACGTTGTATATGATTACTCCCTACTCTTATAATAAATTTATTGAGCAAGGTAATAAAGGTATATCACCTAAAGATATGTTTGTTGTAGCTGAATCAGGTGGAACAAATGTTAACGGTAAAAATAAACGTTTATTTGATTTAGATTTTTATATTGATGATTTTAGCTTTCAAACTTATTTGAGTACTAATGCCACTAAGGGTGCAAACGTTGATTCGTTGTCTTTTAGTTTTAAAATTGTTGAACCTTTTGGTTTTAGTTTTATGTCTGCTTTAAAAGCCGCGGCATTAAAAGTAGTAGGTAAAAGCGATTTACCCGGACATGATAAAGCAAAACATCATTTACAACAATTGTATATGATTGGTATTAAGTTCTATGGATATGATGCTGATGGTAACTTAGTAACAGACGATACAACTAATCAACTCATACCAAATACAGATAATGGTAGCTCCAATGACCAATTTGCAGACAACGGAGTTTTTGCTAGATACTTCCCAATCAACATTACTGAAATGCAATTTAGATTAGATGGTAAAGCAACTGTTTATAATATTAAAGCAATCAATGTATCAGTTAATACGGGTAATGGTGTAAAACATAATCAAGTTAAAACTAGTCAATCTTTAACTGGAAAAACTGTTGAAGAATTATTATCTACTGGGGAAAACAGTTTAGAAAAACTATTGAACAAGATACAAGAAGACCAATTTCCCAAAGAAATCTCTGTTAAAAATGTTTTTAAAATTAAATTTAACAAAGGTGAGAATAGTAAAATTAAAGATTCTATTCTAACTACAGGAAAAGCATCTGATAGAAATAAATCAGCAATGAGTGGTAGTGCTAAGGTTACCGACTCATCTAAAGCAAACGATAAGACTGCACAGACTGCTAAACCAGACAATAATACTCGCACGTTTGAAATACCTGCAGGAACTTCTATTACTCAAGTGATAGAAAGAGTTATCGCACAAAGTTCATATATTACTGACGCATTGACCGCTAAAGGCAATGAAGATATGGAAGATTGGAGTGATGAAGCTAAGGCTGCGGATAGAACACGACTTGAATGGTTTGTTATTACCCCTGTATGTAAAATGCTAGCATTTGATCCAAAAGTAAATGACTTTGCATATGAAATTACATACATAATCAATGAGTATAAAATTCCAAGAGTTAGGTCAGCTTATGTATCTGAGCCAACTCCATATCACGGAGCACACAAAATTTATGAATACTGGTTTACTGGTAAAAATAGTGAAGTATTGAGTTACGAACAAAAATATAATGGTTTGTTTTATATGGATGCGTTAGAGAATCCAAATCCAGATGAACCCTTTCCAAACTCAAGTGGCTTGACAGTACCAATAAAGCCTGGCTCAAAACAAAACGCAGACGATTCTGGATTGTTTGATAAAGCTGGTCAAATGATAGCAAGTGTACGTACAAGCCTTTATAGTCCTGGCGAACAAGCAATGGCAACAATACAAATATTAGGTGATCCTGATTTTATTTGTACTACTGTAGGAATGAATTACAATGTATATGATGAAAATTATGGTCCTGACAAGTCAGTTGATCCGCATGCTGGACAAGTTTTTGTACAGATTGTGTTCAATGAAGGTGTTGATTATGACCATGATGTTGGTATGATGAATCTTAAAACCAACATAATGTTGTATGATTATCCTAAATACCTTAAAGACACAAAAGGTATAATTTATTCAGCTACTGATGTAGTGTCTACGTTTTCAAAAGGTAGATTCACACAAGAATTGCACTTAGTGATGTACAGCCCTCCCCCAGATAAACCTGATAATAAATCTGAAACAGCTAGAGAAGTAAACTCTTTAGCATCACGATATCCAGCACCAACAAAAGGACTTACTCCGGACGAAGCGGCTAAGACTAACGAACCTACAGTTGAACCTGCATCTACTGTGGATAATGGTTCAACACCTTATTCTGCTGATGTAGCATCAACAAATAATAGCATCTTAGGTACAATAACAGGTGGTAGAGTTAAAGTAGCAAATGAAACAAATCTTTCTGCTACTAGCCCTCAAAATGTAGTTCAGGGTCCTAATGATGATAATCCGGGGTATACTGTAAGTTCTAATATTGAAAACGAAGGTAGGACATTTGCATGAGTGAGAATGTAGGAAAAGTATCAGGCACAACAGCCGCCAATAAACCAGATGCCGGTGGTAAAATAAGTGTTCCTTATCCTGTTAAAGGTATAGTTAAGAATACGATTGATGCTAATCGTTCAGGTAGAATTCAAGTATATGTTTCTGACTTTGGTGGTACTGAAGATGATAACAAAAGCTGGACAACAGTTCAGTACATGAGTCCTTTCTTTGGCATGACACCCGGAGACAATGCTCCAAATAGTACGAATGACGGAACGTTTAAAACTAACCATCATAGTTATGGCTTTTGGGCTACACCACCTGATGTGGGTAGTGAAGTTGTTTGTATTTTCTTAAATGGTAAAAAAGACTTTGGATATTATATAGGTGGAATACCTAAAACAGGATCTCATCACATGGTTCCTGCTATAGGTTCTTCTACTAAAATTACTGCTAGTGAAAATGAAGCGGATAGTTACGGCGGCGCAACAGTGTTACCTGTAGTTGAATGGAATGATATTGGTAAAGAAAAGGTAAGTGACTTTATCTCAGTTCCGAGACCAGTTCATAGCGCACTTGCAGGACAATTACATCAACAAGGGTTATTGCGTGACCCAATCAGAGGTGCAATATCAAGTTCTAGTATGCGTGAATCACCTTCACGTGTGCTTGGATTATCTACTCCGGGAAGACCTATATATAAAGGCGGGTTAGGTGATGGATCAAATGATACTGCAATTGCTCAAGGATTATCCGGAGAAGATGATACAAAATTAAAAATAACTGCACGTAGGGGCGGTCATAGTTTAGTGATGGATGACGGTGATGTACAGGGACAAAATCAATTAGTAAGATTACGTACAAGCTCCGGACATCAAATTACAATGAGTGATGATGGTCAAACGTTGTTTATTATACATGCTAACGGACAAAGTTATGTTGAGTTAGGTAAAGAAGGTACACTTGATATCTATACCATGAACAGTTTTAATGTTCGTTCTCAAGGAGATATTAACTTTCATGCTGACAATAATATTAATATACATGCTGAAAAGAAATTAAACATCTACTCAGAAGAAATCAACATCCAAAGTGATAAGAAAACTAACATAAGAGTTGGGGATGACTTTACACAACACACTGTTGGTAATCATACTCTTAAAGTTGATAAGGGAATGACTTCAAAATCAAGTGATGCCGCAAGTTTTGAGTCTGGCTCCGCTACATATATTAATGGCAGCGTAGTAAATCTAAACACAGGCTCATCGTCATTGAGTGCGGAAAAAGTTAAAGCATATAATAAAACAACACACATTGATACATTATTTGATAGTGTTAAGGGCTGGATAGCTACACCCGGAAAGTTATCTAGTATAGTTAATCGTGCACCTGCACATTCGCCTTGGGTCAATGCTAACATGGGTGTTGATGTTGAAGTAAAAACATCAGCAGATGATTCATTGCCAAGTCCTCCTGCTAAGTCAGTTCAGGCAGTAAACAACTCAACTCCGGACGCACCAAAAAATCCTACATCATCTTCGGTTGTAGCAACTGTTCCTCCTGCAGCACCGGTGGGGAATATAGATAAGAGTACAACACAAGCGGTGGTATCTCAACAAGCAGTATCTGCGGCAACTAACCCAGCAACAACTACTGCGGTAGCAAATGGATCAGGTGTAGTTGACATTGAAGGAACAAAACAAGCAGTACTAGGTAAGCTAGCACAGACCCCGGCACAATTAGAACAAGCCGGAGTTATCAAGCCCGGCAGCGCCGCATTAGCTGATTCGTTAATAGCTAAAGGCAAATCAGTAAGTGAGGCTCTGCCCACTAATCTGTTCACTGGTCAAGGCGGTGTCAATAGCGTAAGTGATTTTGTAAACAATCCCGGTGCTCAAGTAGGTGCGGCATCAACATTAATGCAAAACGGATTCGACGGGTTAAAAGCTTCCGGAGTTATAACTGGTAATGAAAGTGCAGGTAGCATAAGTGGTTTAATATCTAGTGCGGCAACTAATGGGGTAGAAGCAACTACTGCATTTGTAAAAGGAATTGGCGCTGGACTATCAACTACGTCGGGCGCGGGAGTAGTAAATCCACTAAGTGGGATAGGATCTAAAGTTGGCACTAGTATTAGTGAAGGTAATTTTGCCGCATCGTTGGGTGAAAAATCAAGTTCATTGGGAGATTCAATTAAAGCAGGTGTTACATCTGCGGTTGATAGCGTAAAATCAGCCGCCGCAAAAGGATTTGATGCTGTTAAATCTGTATTTAAGAAACTAGAAGCAAACAAACCAGTTAATCTTAATGTAGCAGCCGCAGAAAGTGATCCTAGTTACAAACCACCTGCAACATTAAAAGAAGCAGTAGATAAAATAAAAGAAAAACTTAGCGGAGCTCCTGATTTAAAAACAATGGCAGCATCAGTTACTGGTTCGTTACCAAATACTTCTTCAGGTCCATTAACTATTCCTACAGCAGCCGAAGTTGGTGCTGGTGTTGTCGCAATGACGGCAGCGGCATCTAAGTTAGGCGTTACTATTCCCGGTGCATCTGCTATTACAGGATTGGCTAATAATTTAAAATCGTTACCAAGCGGAGCCCCAGACTTAGCATCATTAACAGGAATTCCAAATACAAGTTCGTTGCCTGCAACATTACCACAGAATCCATTATCAGGAGTGAGTAAGCCAAAGATACCAACTGGAACTACTGCTGATAGTGTAGTACCCCCTGGTATGGGTCTTGGTGCATTTAAAGATGGTATTGCATCGCTGGGTTCATTTGTTAATAAAGCAAATGCTGGAAGTTCTAAACCTAACTTAGATTCTATACCTAAAGGTGGAGAAAACAGTAAGATATTACCTACATTTGCAGTAGATACAATAGATAGAACAAGCATGAATGCATCGGCTGCTTCATTATTGGGTGGTGGTATAGCACTTCCAGTTACATCAGGTGGTGCATTAAACGTACAACCATTAAGTCCGGATGCAACTAAACAATATGATACATTGAAAAAAGAACTAGATGATTTGGATAAGAATAAGAAGTGGGACCTGCAAACTGAAAAAATTAAAGCAGAAAAGAAATACGGTGTTACTAGTTCAGAGTATGCAACTGCATTAGAAAAACACAAAGAATGCTTAAAGCGTATTGAAGAAATACGACAGGAAATGTACAAATTACAGACAGGATAAAATATGACAATATACAAAGGCTTCTCAACTCAAAATATTAACAGCACACGCTCAATTAATATTCCTACAGGATTGGTTGACTATACAACAAATGTTGGTCGTTCAGCAGTTTCCTCTACTAAGTATTCGGTTACTGACAATGAAACTGTTATATTAAATTTTTTAAATGCTCTTAATATTCCCCAAGGATCTAAGCCCGGAAAACCCTCTTATGGAACAAATCTGTGGAACTTTATATTTGAGCCAAATGACCATGAAACATCAACACAATTAAAAGAAGAATTAATTCGTGTTGCTAGATTAGACCCTAGACTTATCCTTAATAATATAGAAATATATGCGAAAGAAAACGGCATTGTAGCATCAATTGAATTAGCAGTTAACCCCTTAAATCAAGTTAGAGAAATTGCTATTCTATTCAACCAAGAAACAAATACTGCTTCACTAGCTTAAAAACCGGTATTTTTACAACGATAAATATATTAAAGAGATACTAAATTTATGGCCACAAGTTCTAGACAATCAACAATATTTGGTTCCAATGACTGGAAAACCATCTATAAAACCTTTAGTCAGGCTGATTTCCAAAGCTACGACTATGAAACCCTACGTAAAACGTTTGTAGATTATCTAAAAACATACTATCCTGAGACTTTCAACGATTATACCGAGAGTTCAGAGTATGTTGCATTGTTGGACTTGATTGCATTCATGGGTCAAAGCATGAGTTTCCGTGATGATTTGAATACACGTGAAAACTTTATTGACACAGCAGAACGCCGTGATAGCGTTATTAAACTAGCTAAC